TTGCACTCGTAGCTCAGTTGGATAGAGCAACGGACTTCTAATCCGTAGGTCATAGGTTCAAATCCTATCGAGTGTGCCACTATAATACATTGTGAAACCCTACAACATGAGGAAGAGTCTATTTCCCTCAGACTTAGTACCCGTTCTGAACATAACGCTATGTTTGTAGGGTTTCACACTTTTTAAATAAATTATGTACGAATATAAAATAAAATCAATAGACCACTTAGTCGATGGTGATACGTTCGACTGCACAGTAGACCTGGGATTTAAAATCTCACACAAGATCCGAGTCAGGATGTATGGAATTAATACTCCAGAGAGCAGGACTAGGGATTTGGAAGAAAAGGCCAGAGGATTGGCAAGTAAGGAACGCCTTCACACTCTCCTCTCTAGCGGATTTCTAGATGATAACGGTCTTGTCCTTGTCACCAATAAGAAGGGCAAGTACGGCAGGTATCTGGGTACGGTTTATCGTCAACGTAAGAGCGGTGAAGAGCAACTTAATATTAATCAACAACTAATTGAAGAAGGCTTTGCAGTAGAGTACTATGGCGGCAAAAGATAAACTAGACCAAACTTACATGAGGATGGCAGAAGAACTTGCCAAATTATCATATGCACAAAGAAAAAAGGTTGGCTGTCTCGTTGTTAAAGACACACAAATCATCTCTGAAGGATACAACGGTACACCGAAAGGGTTCGATAACTCCTGCGAGTATGTTAACTATGTGGATGAAATGTACACAAAGGAAGAGGTTCTTCACGCAGAATCTAATGCGATTACAAAGCTCGCTCGTAGCACGAATAGCTCTTCTGGGGCTACTCTTTACTGCACTCTGGCTCCTTGTTTCCAATGCGCTAAACTAATTATTCAATCTGGGATTGAGCGAGTAGTTTACAAAGATATGTACGCAAAAAACGGTTTAGCCCTACTAGATAAAGCTGGGGTAAATGTTACTCAATTGAAGGAGAATTAATCATGAAAAAGTATTTAACAGAAAAGAACCTTATGTGGGCTGTTATCGCAGTCCTCGCAGCATTGGTGTTGACCTCTTGTGGGCCAGCCGAGTGTTGCGGTCAAGAGGCACGTTTCCAGAAAGGTGTGAAAGCTAGAATGGAGATGGCAAAGAAAGGTATGCGTGGACGTATGCAAGGCCAAAGAAGAGGTTCAAAAGGTGACACAGGCGAAGGAGCTTGGGTTACGAGAGAAGCATTAGTAGACGGCGAAAAGAAAGGTCGCAGACGCGGCCCTAAAGACGCTGAGTAAATGTTTTACAATACATCCCGCTTTCCCTTTGTGGAAAAGCTCGAAGGTAATTGGGCATCGGTCCTGACCGAATACCTGCAATTAAAGACAGGGACGATCCCCTACTTTGAGACTGATCTATACAGAGGGGAGTGGGATGTATTTCCATTTATGTTCTTTGGTGACGTTGACGAGGATCGTTGCAAACTCTGCCCCAAGACATGGGAGTTGGTTAAAGACATTCCTGGGTTACAGACCGCAGCGTTCTCGGTTCTCCGCTACCAGACGGACATCTCGCCCCATAAAGGATTCACCGATAAAGTATTACGCTGCCATCTAGGTCTTCTCACGCCTTCTAACGGGCTGCTAGTGGTGAAGGATGAGCCGAGGCGATGGGAAGCAGGAAAATGTCTAATTTTTGATGATATTGAGGAGCGTTACGCCTATAATCATAATGTGAGCAAGGATCGTGTAGTGCTTCTATTAGACTTCGACAAACCATGAAAGAACTCAAACTCCATTTGGAAGAACAGATAACGAAGTGGACGCATATCTTAAACTCACATTATGAAACGGACTCTGGAGAATCCTTAGAGGAGTATGCCAAGGGACGATTAACAGCTTACATAGAACTACTATCCAAAATTAAGAAAGATGAATCAGACAGAAAAAAAGAAGAAGCGCGACGAATTGCAAGTGAAGTACGAACGAATGATGGAGGCGCACACTAAAAAGAGCCATGTTGGAAGTGAGGGAGCCCACATGGATTCTGCAAATGCTTTGAAAGCTATCTACAATGAGATTTATGAACTCTCTTTGGAGATCGGTGATCCTGTTCCGATCTGGTTTTAATGAAAATAGCTAAGAACATCTTCCTATTGCCTTCCGTTGTCTCCGATCAGGACTGCGATACTCTCGTAGACTCCATCGAGGACAGATGGTGGGACTTGGGACCAGAACCCGTTGATGGCCTACCCTTATGGCAAACCAAAGCTATGGGTAGGCATCAATGCCCTGAAGTGTTGTACCAATTTTCTAGAACGCTGGCTATCACCTATCTGATTGATAAGATTCATGAGCTAACAGGGTTCAGTAAAGCAAAACTACTTTCTAGTGAGTTTTGGCCTTTCATGAGAAAGTACCAGACTGGCGACAAGGGAAGAGATTCTTTTAAACTACACCCCGATCCCACTTACTTTACCGCTATCATACTACTCACAGATCCCTCCGAGTTTGAAGGTGGAGACTTTATAATTAAGAAGAGTTTATTTCAAGGCGCACAGCCTGTGAAGATGAAGAAGGGAGATTGCGTTATCTTTAAGGGAAGCAAGAAGCATGGGGTGGATAAGCTGACCAAGGGTGTTCGTCACTCCCTTAATATGTTTTTCTGGGACAGCGATGACGAGATTAAAGTTTACTTACAGGACTAACTATGCCTATTCAATCTTATATTCACCATACCGCAAAGCGTATGCTCGGTACAAAAGAGCTTTCTCTTGATTTGCGTAACTTTCTAGATGATGTTGAGATGTATGCAAACTTCGCTGATGGAAGTATTGCATCTCGTCAGGTTGTGGCTATTGCTTTAGCCTCATACAGAAGACTTAGACTTGTGGAGAAGGGTGTGGATTATCTTTCAGAGAAGAGAAAAGAGGAAAAAAGAGATGCACAATAATTTTGACAGGATAGGAGCGAGAGTTGGACAAGTAGTTCAGGAAAAGAAGGATGCATACGGGGACTCGTTTGGAAGGAGTGGGGAATGTCTCCGACAGATGTTTCCCGAAGGAATCAAGCCCGAGCAATACGATGATCTACTCACCATAGCTCGCATTCTGGATAAGCTATTTAGGATTGCTAACAATCCTACTGCATTCGATGAGAATCCCTATCAGGATATCGTAGGTTATGGATTACTAGG